TACTCGGATCTTCTTTCGTTTGCCTTTGACAGTCTTGTATCCAGCTTTTGTGAGATACTTGCGACCTATGTATTTCTTACCATTGGTCAAGTTTTCAATGAGATATACGAAGCCGTACCATTCATCGTCGTGAGTAAACTCTCTGTCTTCGTATAACCAACCCATAAATCTATTCCATAACAAGCGGAAAGATTTATTTATTCATCTTCTTCGTCATCAAAAAGATCTTCAATATCAAGTTCTTCAGAACAAAAGGGACAATAAACTGGTTTTATAGTACTATCCGTGATGATTTTAAATTCCTCATCGCATGAGGGGCAGGTTATCCAATCCATTAAAGTGAGAATCCTTTGAAAGTGTTTTCGTCTACATCCTTTTTAACACCACCAATTACATAACTAGTAATTTCTGTTTCTTGTGGAGCAACTTGAACTTCGGAACCTGAGATCCACTTTTGAGTCCATGGCAAAGGATTCGCTCCAGGCTTACCATTAAGTCCAATAGCACCCATACGCTTTGCGGCAATATGGTCTACATACTGGCAAAGAAGTTCTTCATTCAGACCAATCATCGACCCGTTCTGAAATAGGTAATGTGCCCAGCTTTTTTCTTGTTCGACCACTCGGTAAAACATGCTGATGCACTCATCCCGTGTTTCTTCCTGTATGCGAGCAAAGTCTTCATCCTCTTTCGGTAGAATTTTGAGGAGCTGCTGAGTTGAGGCAAGATGAACGTTCTCGTCCCGCGCGATAAGCTTGATGATTTTGGCGTTGCCTTCCATTTTCTTAACTTCCGCAAAAGCCCAACTGCATGCAAACGAGACATAGAACCTTACTCCTTCTAAAGCATTCACGGCATTCAGACAGAGCCACAGTGCTTTCTTATGATCGTATTCATTATAAAATTCACCGGGATCATATGCCAGATTATTCCACTTAATCAAATCATCATAGTACTTACTAATGTCTTGTGCGCAATCAGCTATTTCCTGGATGTCCAGCATTTCATCAAAGACTCTGGAAGGATCAGAATAGACGTTACGAATGATATGAGTGTAGGAACGGGAATGAATCGTTTCACTAAACGCCCAAGTCTGGATCCAGGTTTCCAGCTCAGGAAGCGAACATATTGGAAGAAAAGCCAGAGATGGAGCTCTACCCTGAACAGAATCAAGGAGGATTTGCCTCTTGAGATTGCTTGTGAAAATATGTTTCTCATTCTCTGTCAGTCCTTTAAAGTCTTTACTATCACGTGACAGATCAACTTCCTCTGGTCTCCAAAAAAAACCGAGTTGCTTATCAGTTAGTTTTTCAAAAATAGAATAACGTTGCTTGTCATAGCGAGCAATATTTACTGGCTCACCAAAGAAACAATTCTGTTGTGTCGCATCTTCAAACTTGATGCTAAATACTGTCATTCTACTCTCCAAGTACTGTCGTTGAGTTTCAGATCCTTAGGCCAATCGCCTTCGGTGTATGACTTATCATGGAATCGAAGTTCATTTGTTGGCATGATAGTAAGTCTACCATTATCAAGTTGAATGAACATGAATTCTTTTGATTGAGACGGGTGTTGTGTATATCCATCGTTCATTGGAACGACTGTAAAAAGATAACGACCGTAAAGGCCGCTTCTTCGAATCTCTGCTTGTTGGCTGTGCAGATAACTATATATCAACACAGAAAACTGATCGCCATAACAATCCCATATTTGTGTATCTTTAAGACGCCAAGTTTTTTCTGGATCTGGTGCAAATGCTAATGCATGAGGAGGAACACCTCTCCAAACTGCACCACATTCAAGCATTACATGACATCCCCATGAATGACCTGCTTTTGCATGTAGTGCAAACCAAATACAAGGCTCATACGTATTAGGCTTAGCATCTTTGCGAATAAATGAAGAATCTACCCAACAATAGATGTGGTGAGGAAGATTCCCTGAGCCTGTGTATAGCATTCTAACCCTTTTCTTCTAAAAACTGAATGTTATGGTAAGCTTCCACTCTATGAATAACTTGTCCATCATATTCAAGTTCTAGTTCAACGGCCGTACTTTTAGGACGACGATTCAAAGAAATCAGTCTATACTTCTTTCCGGCGTCATCCCATTTGTCGTTATCAATCATAATATAATCCATTTTCACTCTCCTGTCAACGGCCTTGGCCACGGTATGCTTTAAAATTTCTCTTCTTGTGCTTATTCATGGACGACAGCTTTGGTCGACGTATATCTTGCGATGTACCTGTTACGATCTTTACGTGTTGTACAGCTGATGCTGATGGCGATTTTCTTGCCATTGAATACTCCTGTTAGATTTTACAAGAGTCACAATCCTCATCATCTACTTGCCCTTGTGCTAGTGGTTTTGGTTCTTCAATTTCACCAGCACCATCAAAGGTGTTGAAATAGTACAGAGTCTTACCGCCGTACTTATAATGCATCAAAAGATGTTTAATCATTTCAGACATCGGAATCTTTTCATCCTCATAATGACGAGGATTGTAAGAAGTATTTACCGAGATTGCCTGATCGATAAACTTTTGTAGGACAGCCATAATCTTGAGATAACCCTCAGGAGATTTTTGATCCCATAGTAATTCGTATTTATTCTTCAGCTTTTGAATACCAGGAACAACTTGCTTCAGCACGCCGTCCTTCGATTGCTTGATCGAAACCAGAGCACGTGGTGGTTCAATACCATTGGTCGAGTTAGAGATCTGAGCAGAAGTTTCTGCCGGCATCAGAGCCATGAGAGTCGAGTTACGAATGCCAGTTGATAGCGCTCTACTCGCAAGAATGCTCCATGGCATCTTATAGTTAGGAGCAACCAACTCATCGACATCTTTCTTGTACGTATCGATTGGCATATACCCGTGCCCGTATTTGGTTTCATGATCGAGTGGGCATGCTCCTACTTCTTCAGCCAAGTCGACCGAGGCTTTAATAAGATAGTAGCTCCATGCTTCAGCATACTCATGCACCAGATCAAGGTCTGGATTAGAATAATTGGTGTCATTACGAGCCAGCCAATAAGCAAAGTTGATGATACCAATGCCCAGAGGCCGACGATTCCGAGTACCAATAGCAGCGGCACGAACAGGATAGTCCTGATAATCCAATAGGGCATCCAAAGCGCGTACTGCAATGGTGCATGGCTTTTCGAAATCAGACGGCTTTTTAATTCTTCCCCAATTGATTGCTGCAAGCGTGCAAAGGCTAATTTCGCCTGACTCATCATGAATATCCTTTAGCGGTGTAGTAGGAAGAGTAATCTCACAACAGAGGTTACTCATCTTGATTGGAGCTGCTTCAGTAAACGAACCATGCTCATTTGCATGGTCTACATTCATCAAATAGATTCGACCTGTGTCTTTTCTTTCGGTAACAAAGGCTGAGAAGAGATCAATCGCAGGGATGGTCTTTTTTCTGAGCTTGGTGTTTCTTTCTGCTCTTTCATAGAGTTCTCTAAACGTATCAACGCTCGTGTAAAACGCTTCATAGAGATCCGGTACATCACCAGGTGAGAAGAGGGTGATATTACCTCCAGATAGAAGTCTTTCATACATTACCTTATTAAACTGGACTCCATAGTCCAAATGACGAATACGATTATCTTCAGTGCCCTTGTTATTTTTTAGGACAAGTAGATCCTCCACTTCGTAATGCCAAAGGGGGTAATAGAGTGTCGCCGCTCCACCACGGACACCACCTTGGCTACAAGATTTAACAGCAGATTGAAAATGCTTCCAGAAAGGAATAACACCAGTGTGAGAAGCATCACCATTGCGTATAGGAGATCCAACAGCCCTAATACGACCGCCGCCGATACCAATTCCAGCTTTCTGGCTAACGTACTTGACGATTGCTGAGGAGGTTGCATTTATTGAGTCCAGCGAGTCGTCAGTTTCGATAAGTACGCACGAACTAAACTGACGCTGTGGGGAACGAACGCCTGCCATAATAGGAGTAGGCAAACTAATGTCAAAAGTACTAATTGCATCATAGAGTTCCTTTACCCATTTGAGACGATCTTTTTTGTAGTTTTGGAAGAGAGTCATGGCAATCAACATGAAAGCCATCTGAGGTGTTTCGTAAAACTTATTGGTTACACGATTACGGATAAGATACTTACCACGGAACTGCTCCATGGCTGCATAGGTCAGTAGGTTATCTCGGTCATGATCGATGTAATTGCCGAGTTCAATCCATTCCTCTGGCCAATACTTAGTTCCCAGTTCCTTGTCATAATACCCAGCATCAAAAACGTTCTCATAATGCTGCCATAGATGTTCTGGCTCATACTGACCATATACTTCTTTGCGAAGCTGGTAGTTGATTAGTCGACCTGCGACATACTGATAGTTAG